TGCGCCAAGCCATGACAATGGCTCTGGCGCCGAAAGTGATCCGACTGTGTGTCGGGTCGAAGATGGACCTTATGGCGCCAGCCAGAAGGTCGCGGACAAGCCCGCTGCTGGCCTAGCCAGCGTTAGTGGGGACGTTTTGTCGTCCCCTGCAGATGTGGGTGATGGCGCCCAAATGGCCCAGCCCAAGTCCCTTCTCGACAGATTTGCCGAGACGCCACTGGCACGATCATTGGCCAGTGGTGCCAGCAAGCTGCGCAACAGCGTGGCCAATGCTGCGACCCGCCTTGTAACCAGCGGGGACTTCGTGATTAGGGCGAGTACGCCGCTGGCCAAGGGCTGGACAGACCACGCCAAGAAGCGCCTTGCGGACTGGAAGTTGGACAAGGACCCTCAGGCCCTTGTTGCGCTCGGCCAGTTACACAACGCCGAGAAAGCGGGTGCTACTTATGCATCCTTCGCTTCCACAGCCCGCGGCACGATGCACTGCGCCTGGGGCAGCAATACGCCCATCACGGATGATTTGGCTCGCTACATAGAAAAGGAGCCCCTAATGCATCTGCTCAGGGTGGCGGGTGAGACAACCGCTCTCGCCTTCACTAAGGACAACGCGGTGTGGATGGGCTCAGACCCAGTCTACTACCTACCCTTTATAAGGGCGAACGCGCCATTAACCGGCATTTTTGTTACCGGTGTTCATATGTCGCGTCCCGTTGTCATCCTCAGTGACTGGCGGAGCTACACCTTCCGCCTCCAGAGCGATAAGCACGAATGCGTCAGTCGGAAATTCACTGACCGTGACACGCTCAACTGCCTTGTCACGTACGTGATTGAAGGAGAGGCCCAGTACAACATAGATGTCTACAATGGCCTGCTCAAGAACACCATTGACTGTGGCCTGCGCGCGGTGCGTGCACAGGTGTACTTCACCGCCCCACCGCCGGGACTCGCCAAATTCTGGGACAGGTGCAAAAGGGCCAGCAAGATGCTGGTCTACGACCCTCCCAAGCAGGCCAAAGAGCTCAAGCGGCGCTACCACAACGCCAGCATCACTACGGGGAACCACAAGTACTACGTCAACCCCGCTAACGTGTCCCACGCCCATGGACTAGGCATCGCACGTGCGCTCGCGCAAGCGATCCCTGCCATGCATGGCGATAAGGATGACGCGGAGGTCATGGAGATGGCCAAGTTGGGCGGTATCAATCCCGTCGACTATGGCCAGGACACAACGGTGGTGCATGTCTACACCGGCAACGACGGTTCCATGTATGACAGGGCAGCTAGCATCATTGATGCCCTGAATGACTACTTCGCCGACTATGATGGCAGCGTGGCGCTGTCCCTCTTCTGCTGCGGAGTCTTCAACGGCGACGTGCGCAGGAGCGTGGCTCTGCTATCCAAGGTCAAGTTCAACTATGACCTATACGAGCTCAGCAAGGAGACATACGACGAGATGATGGACCTACTCGAAGGTAGGAAGGTGACCGCTAAACGTCCGGCCGCCACCTTTGCGTCGCAGGACGAAAACAAGGCCAACATGGCCGGCGAGGCTGCTGCAGGTACAGGTGGCGCTAGGACACCTGAGCCAGCTGAGAAGACAACGACAGTTGTGCCGGGAATGCCGCAGAAACCCCCTGAGC